GTCTCTGTGTAAGGACCCCATTCTCCTTGGAGCTGCATTGGACTGTAGAAATAATCTCCAGGTAGTCCGATAGTTGGTAGTTCTTTGAGGCAGTTCTTTGGGTCTGAGCACCAGATGATGTTGTCTGGAGCAGAAGTGGGATTAACGCTAGTGACGATAAGGTCAGCATTTTTAAGCGGGAACTTCTCGGCGTCAGACAGGCTCGTATCGAGCATGAACTGAAGCATGAAGTTAGAGCGTCCCATTGACGCTTCACGTTCGAGTAGATCATCGTCTTGGAATCGATCAGGGTCAGTTACGTCCCAGGGTTTCGCTCCTCGATCAATGTCTGCTTGAAGTTCAGGAGCAATAACACCTTCGTAGTTAGTCATCTTGCGTGGCACACGTGCAGGCCACACGAGTGGTCTGTAGTTACGCTCAGCTAACTTTTTGTAGATAGTAAAAGTAGTCTGGGGAGTACCCAGGTACATGATGCGGGAGTCATCCTTTGGTGTAAGGATGGACTCAGCTTCCGTACATAATTGCAGGAGCTTCTCGCGCATCATTTCCGTCATTGAGTTACCAGGAACTTCAATGTCGTCGAGAATCATTAAATCTGCGCGGCTTCCGGTGAGCTGTCCAGTGATGCCCACGCTTTTTACGCTGGGTGCCTGGCTCGGGGAGCAGTTCACATCGAAGCTTATCCGCGACCACCTTGCATCGTCTGACTTGGGCTGTAAATGAGAAAGCCATGGTGTTTCAATGATTAGTTTTTGAAGGAAGATAGACATGTTGTCGGCCCGTTCTTTCGAGGCCGAAATGATCATGATCTTCTTTTCAGGGTTATTAAAAAGCGTCCACAGAACGAAGGCTCCAGTAATCCAGCTCTTTCCCACTCCACGGAAAGCTTGAATTTGTAAACGCTTAGGTCCAGACTGAAGATATTCTGCGATTGCATATTGTGCTTTTGTTGGTTCTGGTAGGTCTAGTTGTCCCCACAAAGCTTGCAGAAACAGCTTAAAATCAGCCTGTAAGGCCGTTAAAACGTCCGTCATAGGGATATGTATTCGGGTGGTATTTCATCGGCCTTCTAGGGGCTTACATGGACGATATGCCGTTGTAGTCAATAGCAGCCTTACCGTTTTCGTACATAAGTTTTACGCCATTGGATACGCCATTGGTTATTGCGTCTCCAACCCGTTTACCGATGTCAGTTTCAGGGTCTGCTCGTAAGCCAGGAACATACTCAGCAGCCTGATTTACTGTCTCTTCTCCATTCTGACCAAACATGAATAAATCAATGCCATTTTGAATAGCATTGGTTCTATTAGATATAAAGTTAAGAATTGCTCGGCCATTTTGGAAAGTCAAGCTGGTTGAAGAACCAGGTGACATGTGTGGCCCTTGCATCCGTACTTGATCCGCTTTTGTTTCAGCAAGCATGTACGCCGCTTGCTCTAACGGATGAGGTGCACCTCTATCACCATCAGATCTGTTTTCAGCAGAGGGTTGGTGACGGAGGTTGTTGGAAACATGGAAACCACCGGAGTTCAGGGACCAGTAGTGATCAACATCACTGCCTTCTGGTCTGCTGTCGTAAAGAGCCTGCAACCGTTGCTGTTCAGCTCTAAAGAGTTCAGCACCCTTACCGGGCCAGGCTTGTTCAAAATCGTTTTCTGTAAGTGATAGGTCAACCCGACGAGCACGGTCACGTGCATTTCGAGCGACTTTAATAGATGTACGTATGAGGCGGTGACCATCATGTTTGCCTCCACCTTTGTTATCCCAGCGCCAGACAGTTCCGTCTGCATCAATATATTGAGGGCGGCCTATATTGTTTTCTTTAGCAAACCGAAAGACTGCATAAGCTTGGTCTTTTTCTTGTGCATTAGTGGGATAAACAAAGTAGGAAGTTTCCTGCTTTGCTGCCATAAAAAAAGCGCCCCTTACGGAGCGCGGTATTAGTTATTTGCCGTTAGGCACAGGTCAGACGCGACGGCCGCGACGATTCACCTTTGGCTTCACACTTGACCGGTTGGTGCTGGGTTTGCTGCGGTTGAACTTACGGAGAGCAGCCGCATACCGAGAGGCTCCAGCTCGACCGGCAGGGAAGTCACTGCGGCTAGGGCGTTTGGGTTGAGACTTCAGAGCCGGGTTAGACGGCATGTTTTGGCCGTAGGTGCCGCTAGAAGATCTGAAGAAACGGCCCTTAGCTTCTTCAGGTGTGGTTTGCCTAGGCTTGGTTTTGGCAGGCTGTGTCTTAGGAGCAGTCTTAGGAGCAGCTTTGGGAGTAGGCCGGGGCTTCGGGTTAGCAGGTTTATCTCCGGCTTTGACCATTGCGTTGTATGCGGCAAAGATCTTGTCCTGTGCCGGGGTTGGGTTCTTCAGTTTTGACTTGTTTGCTTTCGCCCAGGCAAACATTGCCGGAGACAGTTTCTTAGCCATCAGTTAATGTGGGATAAAATTAGTGATTCTCGAAGTAAATTCTTTCCAAATTGCTCTCTCATCCAAGAGCGCCAATGGAGGCTTCCTTTGTCCTGATTACAATAGGAACACGCTGGTACGACATTCGATGTGATGTCTTCACCCCCAAGAGAACGAGGATGAACGTGATCAAGTGTAAGTTCGTGTAATTCATAAGTGATTCCGCAATAAACACATGTGCATCCAAAGTGTTCTTTGATGCTGCGCCTCCAAAGGCGCTTGGCTTCAGAGGACGTCATGGTTATTAGGTTGTAGATGTAGTGATCAGGTGTAGGAAGCAAAGGGGTCATTTACGACTACGGTTACGTGCACGGTTTTTAGAGGCTTTCTCCATAAAGACTGAGCCGTCTTTTTTATGGGAGACATCTTTGCCGTCACCATTGCCGTAGGTGCCCTTCTGTCGGTTAATACGCTTTAGTTCTACTCTGCGTTTAACCTCTTTCTTTTTCTTGTTGTATTTGCGCTGGTAAGCACGCTTGACCAGTAGGGATCTGCGGTTACCGGCGTAATGAGCTGTTGAGCTACCGGACTGCTGAGCCATAAAGTCGTTTCTGTACCATTTCAGGATCAATCTCGGGCATCACCTGGGCGAGCTTCGAGAGTGGGTTGCCGTCGTAGGCCACACCACTGATGTCATTAGTTTTGAGCCAGTCGCAAGCTGCTTTTAAGTCCTGAGTCGTAGCCTCACCCGACTTAATGCGGGCAAGAAACTCCTTAGTAACCAAATTATGCAGCTCGTTAAACTGGTCTTCCGTTGCTTTTTTCTTAGCCATTCCTAAGAACTATTTGGTCAAGTTTGTTTTCAATACGTACCATGTGATCTTCCATACGGTCGACCAATGTTTTTAGATCGGTTTTGGAAACGTAGTCCTGAGCAACACCCAGCTCTACACCGTCGATACGGCGATCCAGACCACTAATGCGGTCATGTACGTTATTGATTCTTTGATGTAGGCGGTTGTTCAGGGTTGCTCCCGCTGCTATTGCTGCTATCGAGAGGCTTACTATTGCTTCCAGCATTGATGGATACTATAGGTACGATGTCATGGCACAGGACCTCAACACGACTTCCAGGTCTAAAAGTAAAACCAGCTTTCATAATCTCCGTACACTTGAGTGCACGTACCATCTCGTAATTAAGACGCATCTTTTCTTCGTGCCGTCTAGCAATCTGTTTGCACTGCTCGATCATTCCGCCGTCTAGCGGGATCATAAAGTTGAGCTGAGCACCATAGTTGTTAGACCGAACGTAGCCATCAGCTTCATACGGGATAGTGTCGTTACCCATATAGAATGGGCTGAAGGTCATAGTTGCATTATTGCAAGAACTATTGGCTCCAAAATACTGTCTACTCGGTGCTCCGTTGTTTTGGAACTGCACCGCCTGGTTAGTCACGTTACCCGTTGCGGCTGCAACAGGGTTGGACGTGTTCTGTACTTTTGGATCTTCTGCGTATGCAGGTGTTACTGCGAGAAGATAGAGAGCGAGGTAGTGGTAGAAGTGGATTCGATAGTTTCTTGAATATCGATCGTCTCTACAACGCCTGCGTCTCTGGTTGTGATCTCTAGAGACCAAGGATCTCCAGCCGTATTTACGGAAAACGTTGTACTGCTGCCAGCGATGTCTGCGCTGGGAGCCACATTTGAACCGCTCCATGATGAATAGTCACCACCATAGACTTCTGTCTCGATAGTTCTTTCAATGTCAACCGTGGTGGTGGTAGTCGATTGCATTGACCCCTGGGTGAACTGCGGGGTAACAGTTTGAGCTGAAACTGGAGCAGCCAGGAGCAGGAGCATTAGTA